ACTCCTAAACCAGTTTCAGAAAAATCAAAAGCTACTAAAAGTACTGCAATGAAAAATTTAGCAGAAAATAATCCTGATATAGGAAATTCAATTGCAGACATATTCAAGGATTTATCATGATCTTATTAATCATATTATGTATATTCTTTTTAAGTGCTACTGTATACTTTGCTTATAGAGCATATGTATTAGCTGGTTTATTAGCAGACCTTGAAGAAGATATAGATTTAGTGTCTAACACAAATCAATACATGTACAATCAAATAGTCAATTCATATAATGCAATGAAACAAATAGATCGGCTAGGAGCTTTTGAAAAAGACGACGAAGCAGGAACGACATTTGAAATGTTGCAACAAGTGATAGAACAACTTAAAGAGGAATACGATGCCCCGCAAGAAGAAGAAAAGTAATATGTATTGGACTTCTATAACAGAAGTAGCAATACAAGCTTATAATAAAACAGAAGACTATCCGGTTAAACGAGAAAAGATTTATCGAAGATTTTTATTTGCACCATTAATGAAAATGTGTGAAAATAGAATCAACCAAATGAAACCAGATTATATCGACAAAACGTTTGAAGATTTACAAGCAGATTTAGTAACATATTTAACTGAGCGTTTATGTAAAATCAAACCAGGTAAAGGTAGAGGATATTCTTATTTTACTAGAACTTCCTGGAATTATCTTATTGCAGAAAATCAAAAAGGTTATACTAAATTAAAACAAGACAGAGAACCTATAGATGTTGACGAACAACGAAATGTATTAACAGAACTGCATAATGATGATATGCGAGAGACATTGAAATATTTCATGGATGAATTTATTGAGTATTGCTATGAAAATTTAAATCGTATATTTACTAATGCTTCTGATATACATGTAGCGGACTCAGTTTTACATTTATTTGAAACTAGAGAAAATATTGAAAAGTATAATAAAAAAGAGTTATATATTCTTATAAGAGAACGTACTGGATTACAAACTACTAATATTACACGAGTAATAAAAACTCTAAAAAATTTATACGAAACTAAATTCGAAGAATATTCACAAGATAATTTCATAAACTTACCGTTTTAATATTTATTATTAAAAGGACTAAGTTATGGATAAGAATGATGAAATCTTTAAAGGTACGAGCTTTGCGGACCTAATGCACGACGTCTATCATAACTCTAAAAAGAAAGATCGTCAAATAAATCAATTGATATCACAGTTACAACCGCTTATACGAAACGCATCTGATGCAACTATTATAGTTCCTCTTATTAAAGAATATCTAGACGTAGCAGTTAAAAATGATGACCATTTAGTAAAATTAACTGCTATTGTACAAAGATATATTTCAACTACACAAACAATTACCGGTGCAGATTCTTTGCTTTCTGAAGAAGAAAAACGACAGTTAATTGAAATTGCAGAGACAACGTTGTCAAACGAATTAGAAGATGAAATGCAAAAAATCGAAGGAGAAGAACAAGTTATAACACAAAAAATAGCAGAAGCAAAATCTAAGTTAAAGGAAGATAATCATGAATCATGATGGATTATTTGACATCAAAGTATACGTTGCTGAGGTTATAAAAAAACAAAGTGTTGGAGATACATATAAACGAAATAAAGATATAAATTATCCGCGCGGGAAAAGAAATAGTAAAATAACCGGAGCGGATATGTTATTTGCTATTGACGTTCAATATACGCTTAATGGTCGTATTGAAAAAATTGAAAATGTAAAGCCATATCATAGTAGCATAAAACAGATACCCGTTGCGGGAGAAAATGTTATAATTTTTGATTCAATTAATCATGAATCTACTGTAGATGAATCATATCCACAATGGTATTATATGTACCCAATTGCAATATCTTCCAATGTAAATAGTAACATAGTACCAACGGTTGCTGAGTCTGCAGAATTAGATGATAAATTTCAACAACGTAATGTATCTCCATTACAACCATATCGAGGTGACGTCTTATTTGAAGGACGCTATGGAAACAGTATACGTTTTAGTAGCACAATTGATTTTGCAAATGATTATACAGTACCAGGTACCTGGCAAGGCGGCCAGCCTGGAGACCCTATTACAATTATTTCAAACGGAAAACCTTATAAACAAGATAAAGAATTTGTTACTGAGTCAGCAAGAGAAGATGCATCTTCTTTGTATTTAACTAGTACGCAAAATTTAAATTCATTATCTTTGTCTAAATCATTAACTCGTTATACAAGCTTCGAAGGCTCACAGTTTATCGGTGTTGCTGATCGAGTAATAATACAATCAAAAAAAGAAACAGTAATACTTGATGCTAAAGAGGCGGTAATATTAAATACGCCAGGAGATGTTCTTATTGGGGGCGATGATGCTGCAGTACCTATTCCGCAAGGAGATATATTAATAGAAATATTAACTTCTTTAATAACAGCTGTTTCTAAAGGTGTACTTGTATCAGGACCGCAAGGAACTTCTTTAGGGTTAGACGATTTGATTTCTGCAACAAATAAATTGGCTACTTTAAATAGTTTAAAATATAAAATAAAAGGAAATTAAAATGGCCTTAGCACCCCCATATGATAAAATACCTGCTTTGATACCGTTAGCTATTTCACAAATACATACACTTGTAAATAAAATAATTGCGTTTCTAACAAAAAAAGCAATAGAATTAGTTAATAAAGCAAATCTTTTACCTAAAAAAAATATTAAATGTGATGATCCTAGAATAAAAAATTTAAAAAATATTCTACAAAAAATTAAAGATACTATAGACTCATTATTGCGTATTTTAAATGTATTATCAACAATTGTTCCTATTGCCGCATTAGTTGCGAATATTGCATCTACAATTTTAACACTACAATTAACATTAGTACCATTATCTATAACACCTGCACCTCCACCCGTAACTCAAACTATAAATATACAAAATGAAACAATCGCTGGGGTATCGGGAGCTTTAACACAAGCTGGAATAATCGTTACAATCACAACTGCTTCGATATCAATGGTATCTACATTGCTCGGGCCAGCAATAAACATATTAAGTTCTATATGTCAAGGAGAATCATTTGCAGTCAATCAGGATACTCAAAATGCTATTTTACAAGATGTACGAGACGAGTTAGATCGTTTAAATGTTAATGCTGATATTGTAGATAGAAATTTAGATATTTCGCAAATTGATACATCGAGATATCAAGACTTTGTTAATTCTGAATTTTATCGTCCCGTAAATGTCTCAATTGAAGATTTAAATGATAGAGATGATATCATACAAGATTTATTAGAACGACAAAAAAATCTTATAGAAAATATATTAGAAGCTCCTAGTAAATCAATTGTAAATACGAATATAGAAACATCAGGGGAGCCTGATATAAACGTTGGCCGAGAGGGCGATTATTATATCGATAAAATTACTAAAACAATATACGGACCTAAAATATCAGATAATGATTGGGGATTGGGTCTGAATTATTAATGTCTTATATTTATATTAAAAAAGAATACATATGGAATCAAAAGCACTTGTAAAAGCACTTAAAAAAGCCGTACGTGAGGTTATTAAAGAAGAGTTAACAGAAATTCTTCGAGAAGGATTACAATCCACTGTTACAGAATTACAGACCGAGTCTAAAAAAATTACTACTACTGTTCCTAGGCGCAATCCTAAAACAAAGTTTAAGAAAACAGGTTTTGCAGACATCCTAAATGAAACAGATTCTTTGCGAGAGCAAAGCGTACCTTCATATTCAGATTTAATGTCTGAAGGTATGCCGGATATGTCATTTACAGCAAATGATGCACAAGGATTTGGAATGATGCGTAATAATGCAGCTCCGCAAGTAATGGAAGACCCAGAGTCAGGAAAAAATATGACAGTAGCTCCAGCTGTTGCAAAAGCAATGACACGAGATTATAGAAGTTTAATGAAAGCTATTGATAAGAAAAAAGGTAAATAATGGCATATCGGATTCAAACGGTTGAAGATGTTACTACTAAATTCGAAACGGGTTTAGGTGTAGATCTATCGTTTAATAATCCTGGTATTTTTAAAACTTTATATCTTACAAATGATCAAGCTCGAGCTAACATTATTAATTTATTATTAACTAGAATTGGAGAACGATTTAATCAAGTAGCGTTTGGAACTAATTTATTAAACATAGTTTTTCAACCAAGTACACCAGAAATCAAAGAAGCTATTAGTACTGAAATTACTTCAGCTTTATCTTTTTGGCTACCATATGTTGTAATAGAAAATTTAACTATATTAACTGTAGAAGATGATCCTACATTAATCCATACAATTAAAATAACATTAGAATATAGTGTCGATGGATTTAGTACTGATAAAATTACTATTCTTGCTGGCGAAGATTCTACTATAACAATTGAATAACAATGGAAGTAAAAAAAGAAATAACATATATTGGTAAAGATTTTGGTCAATTTAGAAAAAACTTAATTGATTTTACAAAACAATATTTTCCAAATTCTTATACAGACTTTAATGAATCTTCTCCTGGAATGCTTTTTATGGAAATGGCTTCGTATGTAGGAGATGTTTTATCATATTATGCAGACAATAATATAAAAGAGTCTTTATTAGAACAAGCTACAGAACGTAGTAATATATTTGATATTGCTAAAGAGTTAGGATATACTCCAAAAAATTCTATTCCTGCATATACAGATTTAGATGTATTTCAATTAGTTCCATCAATTGGAAGTGGTACAGACGTACGACCTGACTATGATTATGCACTAACAATTAAAGCCGGCCTTCAAGTTGCACAAGAAAATGGTCCTGCAGTTTTTAGAACTTTAGATTCTGTAGATTTTGCTTATTCATCTAGTAGCGATACAACAGAAGTTACCATATATGAAACAGATGATGCTACTAAACAGCCTATATATTATTTATTAAAGAAAAAAGTAAAAGCAGTTTCTGGAGCTGTTAAGACTACTACATTTACATTTGGATCTCCAATAGCATATGATAAAGTAGTTTTACCGGATCGAAATATTATTGATATTATATCAGTAGAGGAATCTGATGGAGATAATTGGTATATGGTACCATATTTAGCTCAAGATACTATTTTTGAATCAATTCCTAATTTAGTAGAAAATGACCCAGAGTTATCAGTTTTTCGATCTTCTGCACCTAGTTTATTAAAACTAAAAAAATCATCAAAAAGATTTATAACTAGATTACGAAGTGATAATTTATTAGAAATGCAGTTTGGTAGTGGTGTATCTGATAACAATGATGAAGAAGTTATACCTAATCCAGATAATGTCGGAAATGGTTTAGCAGGATTTAGAAGAAATGTTGATGTTGACATCGACCCTTCAAATTTTCTATATACTAGAGCATATGGACAAGCACCTTCAAATACTACATTGACAGTTAAATATACCATCGGAAATGGTATTGCAGACAATGTTCCTGCTAATGTATTAACTTCAATTGATTTTATACAATATGAAGAAGATGTTAATAGTACTGCATCAGCTGCAATTGTTAATTTCGTTAAATCATCAGTTTCAGTTACAAATCCTAATCCAGCTACTGGAGCGAAAAGTCAAGATACGTTGCAAGATATAAAAAATAATGCACTAGCTAATTTTGCAACGCAAAACAGATTAGTTACGCGCGAAGATTATATTATTCGATCGTATTCTATGCCAGCAAAATTTGGAAGTGTGTCAAAAGCATATATTGTTCCGGACGATCAAATATTACAACAAGATCAAGTTGAGCAAAGAATTGCAAATCCATTAGCAATGAATTTATATGTATTAGGATATAATGCTAGCAAACAATTGGTCGCTTTAAATCAAGCAGTAAAAGAAAATTTAAAAAATTACTTAGGACATTATAGAATATTAACAGATGCTGTAAATATTAAAGATGCGTTTATTATTAATATTGGAATTGATTTTGAAATAACAGTTATACCAAACTACAATAGTAATGAAGTTTTATTAAAATGTGTTGATGCATTGAAAGCATATTTTGATATCGATAAATGGCAAGTAAATCAACCAATATTAAAATCAGATATAGTAAATACAATTGGAAATGTTAAAGG